CAAAGTGTAGGGCAAGAACTTTTAAACGAAATAAAAAATATCAATGAAGAGTATGTATGTAAACTTTTTAGGACAGAAAAGGGGGAAGTAAATGACTGAAGAAATTAAAGAAACACAAGACACACAAACAACTGACACAAAGGAAGGTGCAGATGTTCAGGCAGAGCCGAATACTGAACCGAAGAATGATGATGTTCAAAAGACTGAAGAGCCAAAGGCAGAACCGAAGAATGACGCTAATGAGCCGAAGGCAGAACCAACACCTGAACCAAAACCTGAACCTGAAATTGAATACAACTTTAAGTTTCCTGACGAAATTAAAGTGGTAGATACAGAGGTTGCGAAACTGAAAGAACTCTCAAAGGAATTGAAATTGAGCAACGAACAAGCCCAAAAATTTGTTGATTTCACAGTAAGTCAAGTAAAGTTTTTCGGTAAAAAAGCGGAGCAAGATTTTAAGACGATGAGAGCCGATTGGTTAAAGCAAACCAAAGAAACTTACACCGAAGAGCAAATCGGCAATGCGGGTAAGGTAGCAAAAGAAGTAGGCGGACAAAAGTTTATGGAACTTTTAGAAACAACAGGGTTAGCCGATAACCCGTTGGTGGTCGGTTTTCTTGAGAAGATTTCCGTAAATTACAGAAATGACAAAACTGTTGTAGGCAAACCCAACGGTGGCGAACCTACGAGAGAACAGATATTGGATATTATGTATCCGAACACAAAATAATATAAGGAGAGAAAAAAATGTCAATATTAGAGAACGGTTGTGTATCATTAGCAGACCTCGCCTCAAGATTGAAAGGCGACGGTATGACAGTAGACCAACAGATTGTTGAAGCATTGTATAAAAGAAATGATATTTTAGACGATGCTATGTTTAAAGAAGGAAACCTTTTAACAGGTAATAAAACTACAATAAGAACGGGTTTACCGGCTCTTACTTGGAGAAAATTGTATCAGGGAGTTCAAGATACAAAATCTACAACTGAACAAATTGTAGATACTTGCGGTATGCTTGAAGGTTACTCCGAAGTAGATAAAGCATTAGCAGATTTAGGTTCTAACACAAAAGCAATAAGAGCAACAGAAGATTATGCTTTCGTAGAAAGTTTTAACCAAGAAATTGCTAAAGCATTGTTCTATGGAGACCAAACAGTAGATAAAGAAAAAATCACAGGACTTTCTCCGAGATTTAATTCTAAATCTGCAAAGAACGGTGTAAACATCATAGATGCAGGTGGAACAGGTAGCGATAACCAATCTATATGGTTAGTAGGTTGGGGCGAAGACGGTGCTTTCTGTTTCTTCCCTAAAGGTTCTAAATCAGGTTTCACAATGGAAGATAAAGGACAAGTAACATCTTATGATAGTGCAGGAAGAAAATTTGAAGCATACAGAACTCACTTTAAATGGGATATCGGTTTCACAGTTAGAGATTGGAGACAAGTAGTAAGAATTGCAAATGTTGACACATCTAACTTAATGACCGCAGGAGATGCTTCCGATACATCTGCAAACATAATTAAGTATATGACATTGGCTTTGAACAAAATTATAAAACCTAATTCAGTTAAATTAGCGTTCTATATGACAAGAAGTTGTAAAGCAATGTTGCTTACAAAAATTATGTCAAAGAACAATACTTTCTTAACAATAGGCGACTATCAGGGAAGACAAAACATTCTTCAGTTTATGGGTATACCTGTTAGAATTTGTGATTCATTGTTAGAAACAGAAAGTCAAGTATTGTAAGGTCGGTAAAGCGTAGTAAAAATTTTTAAGGAGATACAAAAATGATTATAGATAAAAATTTAGTATTTTGCGAAGGTCAAGACATTGACGCAATAAGTGGTTCTGCAAGTGCAGTAGATTCAACTGACACAATAACAGTTGGTAAAGCAGACTTTGGTTACAAAGGAATGTTTTTCGTAGTAAAAGCCGACGAACAAATTAAAGAAGCAAAAACAGACGGAGATGTAACATTCTCTATTTTGGCTTCCGACAGTTCAACTTTTGCATCGGGAAATGTAACCATATTTACAACAACGATTAAAAATCTTGCTTCCGAAACAGGCGGTCTTGCAAAAGATACTGTTTTGGTTAAAGCATTGATTAGAGATTGTGCAGGTAAGAAATATCTTAAAGCACAATTTACAGGCGACGGAACTTGGGTAAAGAGTGATAGTCAGGGCGATACAATGAAAGTATCTGCATTTATCACATTTGATTATCCAAATCAATAATCAGTAAGGGCGGGGTGTAAAAGCCCCGCCTACTTAAAAGGAGCAAAAATGAAATTAAAATTTAGGACAGAAAAAGCGTGTTGGCATAACGGAAGATATTACGAAGCAGACAGTATCGTAGAGTGCGACTGCAAGTTTTGTAAAGAAGGTAGTGTAAGTTATTTCACAAAGTTAGACGATAACAACGAAGAAGTTAAAGAAGTTAAAGAGCAAGTTGCCGAGCAACAAAATGTTTCACAAGAAACAATTACAGAAGAGAAAAAAGAAGAAGTAAAAGAAACCAAACCGAAAAAGAAAAATAAAATAGAGATAGTATAGGCGGTTAGTATGATAGACATAATTAACAACGCATTAAATTATTTAGGTCAACAAAGTATACAGTCGGTAGACGAGCAAAGCGACAGAGCAAGAAAATGTAAACAGTTCTATGATGTAGCAAGAAGAGAGTTATTAAGAAAACAAGATTGGGGTTTTGCTCAAGAAGAAGTGATATTGAATAAGTTGCCTAAAGAAGATTATTTAGAACGAAAATTTGTTTATGCTTATCCGACAAATGCTTTGTTTATTAAAAAGATTTTCAGTAAAGAAAGTATAAGGTTAAGAAGAAACTTTGAATATAGAGTAGCGGTATTAGACGGACAGAAAGTTATATGTTCCAACGAGAGAGAGCCGAGAGCAATAATCACTAAAGATGTGCAAGATACGACATTGTTTGATGCGACATTCAAAGAAGCATTATCGTATTTACTCGCAAGTAAAGTAGCAATGGCGTTGACGGGCGATGCAGAGATTTACAAGTTGGCAATGCAACAATTTCAGTTGTCAATAAATGACGCAACATTGGTAAATAAACAAGAAGAACCAACGGTATTGAGGTTTGAAAGTGATTTTTGGAAAGTTAGGTAGGTGGATAATGGCACTATTAAAAGAACTCAAAGGAAGTTTTGTAGGCGGACAGGTTAGCCCCGAACTGCAAAACAGGATAGACTTGGAGAAGTTTAATACATTTTTAAAAGAAGCAAAGAACACACAGATAAAACCCGAAGGCGGAATATCTAACAGAGCGGGAACTGTTTTTATTGGAAACAGTAAAGATGCGACATTTAGACTAACAATAAATGCAAATGTTACTGCGACGATAATAATAAACGGAACTCCATACGAGAATGTTACGACGAAATCAGTAGATTTAGAAGTTGGTAGTGAGTATACATATTCGGTTAGTGCGGTAGGGTATGATACGAAGAGTGGTAGCGGAACAGTAAACGAGAATAAAGTTATAGATGTTGAATTAGAAGTAGATACCAATAATTATACATTTACAATTACAAATACACAGGGTGCGACGATAACAATAAACGAAGTAGAACAGAGTTCTATAACTGCACAGGCGGGAACATTAATTGAGTGGAGCGTAGAAAAGGAAGGTTATATTTCGCAAAGCGGTAGTTTTAATTTAAGCCAAACAGAAACAAAACTTGTTGAATTGGTTGAAGATACTTCCGTTACGATAAAAGTAACCGCAACCCCGAGTGATGCTTTGATAGTCGTAGGAGAAGAGACTATTTCAAGTGGAGAAACTGCAACGGTTGAAAAAAATTCAAGTGTAACTATAAGCGTAACTAAAACGAACTATATACCATATACGACAACTATTACCGCAGACGAAAACAAAGACATAACTATTGTTTTGCAATTAGCAAACATAGAAATACAAGACATTAAAAACCCATTAGTAAGCAAATCATCTTGGGATACTTCAGGCGATAACCTTTGGGATGTAGCACGAAAGACCGAAGTGTTTAATATGACACTATATGCAAGTGGCACATACAGAATAGAGTTAGGCGGGGGAAAAGGATATCCTGATACCAACGGTGGAAACATTATAATTGAAAGAAATTGTAGTGCGGGGGAAACTTTAAAAATATTTGCAGTAGGCGGAACATATAAGTATGGAACAATAAGAAGTGTTAGTGGCGATTGGTCTACTGTTTCGTATATAAGTGGCGATGTTTGGTATGGTGGTGGAGTTGCAATAAAAGTAGATAATGGCAACTTTTTGGCTTGTGCGGGTGGCGGTGGCTCTTATAAAAAATATAGTGGTGGACAAGAATTGATATTGACAGGTTCAGGAGCAAAGGCAGGTTCGGATACTTATGGGAGCAAACCTTTAAGTGTTAAATTCGCATACGGAGAGAGATGTGAAACAGGGGCTTTAAGTTATAACACAAGCGATGTAGTAGCAAACGGAGACGGTCAAGCATACGCAATTACAAGCAGTAAAAAGGTTTATGGCGGAACAAGTGTGTTATTAAATGTAATACCTACACTTATATCAAGAAACAGACACAATGGAAACGCTTATGCAAGAATAACTTATATAGGATAATAGTATGAGATTAATACCTTTTGAATTTAATAATAGACAAACATATATATTAGAGTTTGGGAATCTTTATGTAAGAATAAGAAAGCACGACAATTCAATAATAGACACATTAAACAGTAAACCGTATATAGATGTTGCAACGCCTTATACAAACGACGACATAGAGAATATAGATTATATACAGAAAGGCGATGTTTTGTTTTTGGTAGACGGTAACCATTTTCCTCAACAGTTAGAAAGACACGCAGACGGAACTTGGCAGATTAAAGATTATGAGTTAGAGATACCGCCTTTTAAAGAACAAGATAGTAGCATAAAAGGATATTTTACTACTGAAACAACAAACATATTTATAAATTCAAGCGATATAAACTTTACTTTAGGCGACTATGTAGGGAAGAAGTTTAATATAGAAACATATTTTGATGCACAGACTTTAAGTGCAAAGTCAACAGATTTCCCTACACTAAACACGGAATACACAAGTAATGTAGTTTTAGTTGGCTCGTCTTGGAGTTTCTATACAAAAGGAACTTGGGCGGGGGAAGTAAAGATACAAATATCAAATGACAATTCAGTTTGGCGTGACTATAAAGTTATGAGTGCAACAGTAGATAACAATGTAGGTTCATACCAAGCAGATATTACAGGCGATTTCGGAGACATAGTTTTTGTAAGAATAAAAGTAAAATTATCTCAAAACGATTATTTTCAATACACATTTCAAAGTATAGGTTTTTATGAAAATGTGCCTTTTGAAATTTTAAGCGTGGCTTCCGCAAGTAAAGCAAAAATAAAATTGTTAGACGGATACAATTATAGATTGGTTTCTTATGCGAATAACACTTCTTCCGCAACCGCAGAGCCGATGCAACCGTCCGCTTGGGAAGAGGGAGCATATCCAAAACATATAACCTTTTATCAGGACAGATTAGTATTCGCTAACTCAAAGAACTATCCGTTCACTATTTGGGCATCGGAAACATCCAACTATTATTCATTCAAGATACATAGTGAGTTAGTGGATAGCGACTCAATACAGACCAATGTTGTAGGGGACGGGTTGAACGAGATAACCGCTATTGTGTCCTTAATGAGTTTGATAGCATTTACAGAAAACGGAGTATTCAGGACAGGTATAGATGTATGGAACGCAACGGGCGACTTTGCTTTAACTCGCCAATCTCGTGGCGGTAGTTCTTCAGTTAGACCTGTAACAATAGATAACTCTTGTATATATGTTAAACCAACAAAAGATGCAATAAAAGACTTTTATTATCAATATCAAATAGACGCTTATGCGGGAGAACAATTAGATATACTTGCAAGAGATTTGTTTGAGAATAAGAAGATTAAACAGTTAGCATTTCAGGAACAAGATAAAACGATATGGGTATTATTTGAAGACGGTTCTATGGCTTACTGTTGCTATATGAAAGAGCAAGAAGTGTTAGGTTGGAACAAGTTTGAAACTGACGGTAAAGTGATTTCAATAGCAACGATTATGAGCAACTTCAACGATACATTATTCTTGGCAGTAGAGAGAGAAAATGGAATATGTATTGAGAGATTAGATAGAAGGTTCTCTTCCAAAGAGATTAAAGACCAAATCTTTTTAGATAGTGTAATAGTTCACGAAGAAAGCGGAGCATACTTTAATACTGTTACAGGGCTTACTCATTTGAACGGACAGAGTGTAGATATATTAGCAGACGGGTTTGTAATTAAGAATGTGTTGGTAGAGAACGGAACTGTAACTCTTGATACCTATGTTACTAAAGCAATTATCGGCTTACCTTACGAGACGAGAGTAGAGACATTGGATATCAATTATCAGGGTAACGGGAACGCAACATTCGGAGATAAAAGAAGAGCAGTAAGTGCGGTAGTTCAGTTTATAGACAGTTGCGATTGTAAAATGGGAACAAGTAACGGACCGTTAGACGAAGTTATATTCAGGACCGATGAACCGTTAGGAACGCCGACACCGTTAAAGACAGAGAAGAAGGATATAAATTTAACATCTTCGCATAACGAAGAAGAACATATAGTAATAGTGCAAGATAAACCGTTACCTTTTACGGTATGTGCTATTAATCAAAAAGTATCTATGGGGGTAACGAAATGAGTTATGGTAAAGTTGGGCTATATACAACAAGCATTGGCGGTTTCTTAAATGCAACTTCTAATGTGTTAGGCGGATACAACCAACAGGCATTTTATAAAGGAGTGGCTAACCAAAAAAATTATCAAACAGGTTTAAACGATTTATATACCGCTAACCAAATAGATTATGATGCGTCTACTACCGCATATCAAATTCGTTCTATTATGAGCAAAGGCGAACAATTATTCGGCAGACAAAAAACTTCACTCGCAAGAGCGGGGGACACGACAGGAGCAACCGCAAGAGCAATAGTTAAAGATAGTGCAAGAAAACAGGCAGAAGATATAGCGATGTTGGAATATAGAAACGAACTTTCGGGTTTTGAGAGAAGAAGACAGACCGCATTAGAAAACCTTACATTACAAGCAGAAGCAAAAATGGCAAAGTTAGCAGGAAATAATGCAGTAGCGAGTGGTTGGGTAAGTGGTGCGGGTTCGGCATTGTCTACCATAGGAACAGTCGCAAGTTATTGGTATGGAATGAAATAGGGGGAAATAATGGCTAACTTAACAATACCCAAATGGGAAAGGCAAGTTGAAGGACCGCAACAGAAGGCAAGTCAGGCAAAAGCACCCGAACCATTGAGACAGGCATACGGAGAAAATGTAGCACAAGCGACGGGTAATCTTGGTAAAGCAATGATGCAGTTAGGCGACGACTTCATAAAGATACAGGCAAAGAATAATAAAGATAAGATACTTTTAGAAACAGGTAAGTTTGATATAGAGTATAAAAAGTTTCAGGCGGACCTTAAAAACAGAGACGACTACGAAAATTTTAGTGCGGATGCGGACAACTTTTTAGATACACAGTTTACCAATATGAAGAACAGTCTTGGCGAAGACCTTTTCAATAAGTGGTATAAAACCGAAGGTCAGTTGTTGGCAAACACCGTAAAGGCACAGACCGACATAATGAAGGTCCCCGCAAGTATTAAACAAGAAAATAAAACCATTAAGGATAATATAGCAACACAAGCATATAATTACGCAACAGGCGACGACATAACAAAGGGTGTTATCTACGACTCTATTATGAGCCAAATAGAAACATCCGCCCAACCTGCCAACGTAAAACTCGGAATGAAGAGAGATGCACAGTCTGCATTTGCTAAAGGCGACATTGAATACAATATGTATGAAAAACCTGAAGAAGTTATAAAGAAAATTGAAGGCGGAGCATACAAAGAAACTTATACAGATGAGAACGGTAAAAAGCAAACAAGAAGTTTTATTACACCTGAAGAAGAAGGCAGATATTTAAGAAGATGTAAAGCACTTATTGAAAGTAGAGAAGGAACAACAAAAGACGAAAAAGTAAAACCATATTACGATAAATTTGAAGAACTTTATTCGCAAAGCCCCGCACTTGCAAAAGAGTATTATGACGGTCTTAAAGATAGAAAAGAATTGAAAAATGCAGGACTTAAAACTAACCAAATAAATACCGTATTAAATGCAATGAACAGAGCAATAGAAGGCGGAGTGTTAGGGCAACAGTCACTTGCATTGGAACAGGAAAACACAATAGACAAGAAACTTTTATTTAGTGCAGATAAAGAAGCAGGTAAGACAGGCGAGTTTTTGCCGATAGAACAGTATGTAGATTTTATTGATAATAGTAATGAGAAATTAAATTCAGGAGCATTGACTACTGCGGACTATGATAAAGTGTTTAAAAACAGAAACGAAGCATATTTAAGATTAGGCGATAACATAAAGAAAGAAGAGTATTTTCCTACAACAGAAACAGGAAACAGAAACTTTTATTTATGGTCCACTAATAACGGATACTTAAAGACAGAACTACAAAAAGTGTTTACGGATAGCGGTATGTTGGCAAACGGAGAGTATAACAATATTACAAGCCAAGAAGTAGGAATGATATATGCTAATGCTTACAAGTATTGCAATGCAATAGATATGAACAAAACAAAGAACGGACAGTCGGAAATAGCAATTCAGGAAGCAATAAGCAAATCTTTAATTGAATGGACTATGGCAAAGTATGGCAAGAGTGCAAAGGAAGCATCGGAGTTCTTGATAGGTAACAGTATATTGAAATTAAGAAAGGATATAAAAGAGCAAGAAGTAGGTTTTACATTAAACAGTTATAAGGACTAAAACTATGGCATTAGACGACATTTTAAAAGATATTGACGAAAGAAAAGTAGTAAACCCACCTGTAAGAAGAAATGTTTATGTTGCAGATTTAAATGTAAATGTAAACACAGATTTGGAAACACCTGACGAGATAAACTATGCAACAAGAACACAAGTATTGAACAAACCAAAACAAGAGTATATGGGCTTAAAAGAAACAGAGAACCCTTTTAAATTGGCATACAATGCAAGTGTAGATAGTTTAAAAAATGTGTTAGACAAAGTAACTAACTTTGCTTTGCCCGAAGAAGTAAGAAGTCCTATAAAAGAAGCATCTAAAGGTGCAGTAGTTGCAGGTGCAAGTTTAGGCAATTTGACTTGGGGTGCAACGAAGATATTTGCAACAGAAATGGCAATGAACAGAGAAATGTTTAAAGCGAAGAACGAGTTAGAGCAATCGTATATGAGAAGAGAGATAACACAAGAAGAGTATGCTCAAAAGTTAAAAGAGTTGACCGAAAAGAAAACCGAAGAACAGAACCAAATGAGAAAGTTTATAGGTAAAGATATACAGGCGGACAACGAAGCATTCAATCAATGGTTACAAGATTGTGGGTTTACACCTGATAGTAAAGTAGGAAAATTCTTTTTTGATTTAGGCGGTTCAATAACAAGTATAGGAATGTCAGTTATAGCATTTGCGGTAACAAAGAACCCAATGTTAGCAATAAGTTTAATATCCGTTCCTGAATTTACTTCAACATATACGGAAGCAATAGACAAAGGTCTTGACCCTGAAAAAGCAATGAGTGCAGGTCTTACAAACTATTCTTTTGTTGCAAGTAGTGAGTTTTTAGGCGGTAAAGTATTATGGTCCACATTAAGCAAAAGTGGTTTCATAAATAAGGCGGTTAGAAAGATAACAAACTTAAACCCAAGAATTGCTATATCGGGGGCATCAGGTCTTGAAGAAGGGTTACAAGAGTCTTCTCAAACAGTAGGTAGTGAACTTATAAACAAGTATTATGACATATCACAGTTAGAAAGCAGAGAGATTATAAACAATGCTTTATATGACGGGTTACAAGCATTTTTAGGTGCAAGTTTGTTTGGTGGTGTAGCAAGTAATTTACAGTTCAGTAAGATATTTGAAAAAGAGAAAACAGAGTTGTTGAAGTTAAAAGATGTGAACGGTAAGAATATTTATACGCCCGAACAGGCGGAGCAAATAGCAAGAAGGACCGCAGATTATGTTCAAAGCAAAGAACTTCAAGAAGAGATATTAAACATATCAAGAACCGAGAGAGACAATTCTTTATCTAAAGAAGCAAGAAGCCCAAAGGAAATGAAGAGGTTGATAGAAGAGAACCTCAAGAAAATGGAGACTGCGTTACCCGAAATCAAAAAGCAAATGTTAGATATTAAAGATAAAGTGAGAGAAAACTTTGCGGGTCTTGGTCTTGATAAAGAACAGTTGGATATGGTAGCGGAATTGACACAGGCAAGAGCAACATTATATTATAACGCCTTCGGTATTACTCCATTGCAATTCTATTACTTGAATGAATTAGAGATAACAGTTGACGAGAATTCTAATATATTAAGCAACGGAAAAGAAACGGGTTATACAGTAAAGTTCAACGAGAAAAGAGTAGCCGAAGCAATAGATAGCGGTAAGATAGAGAACATTATAAAGAGCATAAGAACAAAAGAAAACTTAAATAATTTCGGTAACTATGTAAATAAGTTAGTAGCCGAAGGTAAAATGACTGAAGAGCAAAGAAGTATAGTATACTCTCAATTAGCGGACAGAATGTCGGAGATACCTACAACCGAGCAGGTAATAGACAAAGTAAGAGAAGAAGAAGTTGACAAGTTGACAAATAACAAAAAAGAGACTATAATTGCAAGTGGGGGAATAAATGACGAAACCTATCAACCAACAAATGAATTTAGAGACCTACAAGAATACTGTAAGAACACAGTTGACAAAGTCGCTTGGAACGAAAGAGGCGGACTCCTTAATGAAGAGCAACGACAATCTGTTAGGTCTATATTACGAGAAGAATTACGGTCCCGAAGGAGTAGCGGTAGCACTTCAGGTTGGACTTCTTTAGACTTATCCTTCAGTAGAAACAATCAAAAGATTTCCTATAATATGTTCAAAGGTGTAGACGGTCAAACATTTAGAGATATGTTTGAAGTTGCACGAGCATTTACAACGAATGGCGAACTTGTTGATTTACATTCCGTTGAAGATTATAACAACTTTACAAACTATTTATCCGACGACGGGTTAAGCGGTTTTTCAATTACGCCCGAAGGAGATTTGGTCTCTGTATTCAACGCAAAAAGTATTTCGGGTAAGGCGGGTTTTTTACACGCAATATCCGATATAGTAAAGAGAGAGGCAAAAACTCTTGACTGTTATAATTCTAAAAACCAACCGTTAGCACAAATGTATTCACAAATATTTGGTTTTAAACCTGTGGCTTATATGGACTACAATATGGAATACGACCACGATAATATCGCAATGAACCACAATAACCCACAAGTTTATTTTATGGCAAACACAAATAAAGATATAGAGTTAAAGAAGTTTGACGATTGGGACAAAGCAAAAGCATATCAATTACAGGCGGTATCTAACCAAGAAGCATTTAACCAACCCGCATATACGGGTTCCCCTGTGGACCACGACGGTTTTTCTACCGACTATATAGGAACAGGCGAAGGAGCATTGGCTCACGGTTGGGGGTTATATTCTTCACAATTACAAGAAACCGCAGAAGGATACAGGTCAAGACTTGCGGTTGAAAATCTTACAATAAGCGATAAGAACGGGAGAATTGAAGGTTATGTAGAAAGTTTGATAGAAAGACAATTTACTTATACAGAACTTATGAACCTATCCAAAGAAGAGGTCCAAAAGAAAGTAGAGCAGATTGCGAGTGGTTTACTTGAAAAACAAAAAGAAAGAATAAAAATTGACGAGGGAATAATCAAAACCATTGATAATCTTTTAGATATTCTTAAAGACGAGAACCAAACATTTAGTGAGTTCTATTCAAAAATTCCTAAAGAAGTATTAGGGCAGATTATGTTTAGAAACTCAAGAGATATGACCGCCACCGTTGACAGAATTTTAAATGTGGAAGTTGTAAGAGATATAAGAGAAATGAAGGTTTGGGATGTGGACGGGGGAAGAGAGGTTAAACCTGACGGACACTATATAAAAACACAATTAGAAATGTTGAAAGATGTTTACGAAAATTCTTTACGAAGCGATAAAGATAATTTGTTAAGAATAGAAAGGGTAGATTTAAAAAACCTTAAAGCCAAAGTTAGTAAAGGTCAAGTATTTAAAATAGATATTCCCGAAAACGATGTGTTACTTGACGAAGACAAAACTTTTGCCAAACAACCGAAGGCGGTCCAAGAGGGTATTAAAAAGGCGGTTAAGGAATTACCCCCAAAACTTGACGAAGAGAAATTAAGAAGGGTTGCAAACGACCCAAATTATGCGGGAAGCGGAGAACAATCTTTCAAAACTTATTACGGAAGAATGGCTTTTCAAAAAGGGAAGGGGGTTGCAATATCATATATAAAGATGCAAAACTTTGACTCGGAAACAGAAAAGGAACTTATTGATTTTATTGAAAATCTTAATCTTGACGAAATATCTCTTGACAGAATGTCAGAGGTAGAAAAAATGGAAGGTGTTGAAATATATGATTATATTAGAAAACTTTTGGGAAGCAAGAAGAAGGCATCGTTGCTACTCAATAAATATGGTATTAAAGGTATAACATACAACGGATATACGGACGGTAGATGCTATGTAATATTTGACGATAAAGCAATAAAGATATTGGAGAAGTTCTACCAAATGGGCGGACCGAAAGCAAGAACCGCTATATTGGATAAGTTAGAGATAGCACAAGAATTAGAATATAACAATGTAACGCCCGAGAATATATGGAAGCAGACGGGTTGGTTGCACGATGTTGACGGTAAATGGAAGTTTGAGATAAACGATAAAAAGGCAAAACTAAAAACAAAGAACTTGAATAAGTCGGTTACAAAGTTAGGCGATATATTGGACCACGAAGATTTGTTTGATGCTTACCCCGAACTGAAAGATATGACAGTTCATATTAGAAAGTTAGGCAGAAACACTTACGGATATTTTGACGGTAAAGAACTTTATATGGCAAAGAAATATACGGAGAAGGATAAGTTAGACGAATTCTTAAGTGGTTTATTACACGAGATACAACACTACATACAAAAAAGAGAAGAGTTTGCAAAGGGCGGTAGCCCAAAACAATTTAGAAGTAAAAGTCTACCGAAGAGGTTAAGAGACATACAATATAAGAGAGATGTATTGGAATGGTCTCTTTACGGGGAAGTTAAAGGGTTAAAGAAGGGTAATCAGGGAATGAACCAAACTACCCAAAGTTATATCCGTGAACACATAAAAGATTTAAAGAAACTTAAAAACAAAGAGATAAATAAAAGAATAAAAGAATGGGAAGAATATAACAAAGAGTTAGCAGATTATGATAAGAATACAAAGTTTGCAAAGTATCAAAGACTTAAAGGCGAGACTGAAGCAAGAAACACACAGACAAGACAAGATTTGACACCCGAAGAGAGAAGATTGAGTTTGCCTTATGAAACACAAGATTATCCAAACGAAGATTTAATAATTAAACTTCAAGACGGAACAGAGGTTCCTTATGTTCCGAGACAGGATAACTTTACAGGCAACAATCTGCCTACGGTTAGAGGCGAGTTGTTACCGAGACCTATTGATACACCGATAGTAGAACAGACAAAATCTATTATCCGTGTATTTAGAGGCGGAGACAGGTCAACTATTATCCACGAAATGGCACACATTTTTTTAAGAGATATAGAGGTAATAGAAAATCAGGGCGGAGTTCAAGACGAACAGTTTAGAAAAATCAAAGCAACGCTTGATAAATGGTTAGGTAAGAAGGAAGGACAAAAGTATACCGTAGAACAACAAGAGAAGTTTGCACAGGGTTTTGAAACTTATATGGCGACAGGTCAAGCACCTAAAGAAGAACTTAAGAGTGTGTTTGATTATTTCAAGAATTGGATGTCGCAGATATACGAAAGTGTAAAAAATATGATACCGATAACGCCCGAAGTTAAAACTATGTTTGACGAGATACTTACACTTCAACCAACAAACAATACACCACAAACACAGACTGAAGGCGGTAATGGCGGTGGCGGGAATATTATTAATAGTCAACCGCAGAACAACGAAGACGGAGACATAGTTCCCATTACGGGCAACGCTAAAGATTTGGGCAAAATTGAAAAGAAGAAAGGAATTATAAAGAGTTTATACGATGTCGCTTTGGATGCAATAGAACCTGTATCCACAAGACTTGGTGGTATAGACACAAGATTGGAATACGAACTCAAAATGTTTGAAGCAAGACTTGCAAGAAGAAGTGCTATCTATAAAGATGCTTCTTTAGATTTCTTGAAACAAACGGATGCACTTAAAAAGCAGAATAATCAAGATTATTTGAATTACGATAGAGCATTGAAGAATGGCGATGTGTATACCATAAACAGGATAAACGCAAAGTATCCGAAATTAAAACCCGCATACGAAAAAGTTAGAAAGATGTTAGATAGTATCAAGTCGGACTTAAGCGTTTACGGTATCGGTGCAATAGACAACTATTTCCCGAGAAGAGTTATGAATGTTGACGGGTTGGTATCTTATTTGGAAGGGACCGACGATTGGAGTATTATTGAACGAGCAATGAAACAGAAGGACCCCGACTATAAGAGTTGGACCGAAGCACAAAGAGCCGAGTTTGTAGCGAATTGGTTAAACGGTTACGGGCAGACAATATCAAACAAAACCACGAACACAAAACAGAGAAAGATAGAGATTATTACCGACGAAATGGATAGATACTATTGGAACTCTAATGATGCGTTATTGAGTTACATAGACGACATTTCAAATGTCTTGGAAGTATCAAGATTATTGAAGTTAGGTCAGGAAGAGGTATACGAACTCGGAGAAGTTAAAGGCGGTAAGAAGTCTCGTAGCAGAAAAGTATCAACCGATGTAAAGGCAGAACTTTGGGACAACGGTTATATTGATTTGCAAAAGGTTCTCAAGAATATTAATAGTGTATTAGGCGACCATATAAGTAAGTTGTTGAAGGACAAAAAGATTACAAGAGAACAGGAACTACAAATAAAAGAATTGTTGAACGCAAGATTTAATTTCAAGAACTCTAATGTCGGTATATCCGCTTTAAAGTCTCTCGGTTATATAGCAACATTGGGCAACCTTACCGCAACAATAACACAGTTCGGCGATTTATCTTACTCAATAGATAACGCAGGTCTGTTCGGAACATTAAAAGCATTGTTCGGCAAAAAAGAAATATTGATGCAAGAGTTGGGTATAGACCACCCCGCAGAAGATATTAAAGACCATATAAAGACAATGGATAAGATTATATCGGCTATCTTTAAAGGAACACTCTTCACTTATGTTGATAGAATGGGTAAAAACACATTCATTGCTACAACATTTATGAAGTATAGGAAAATGATAGAGAAGGACGAACAGAAAGCGTTTGACGATATAGCAAGAAGATATGGCGACGACTTTGCAAAAGATATCATACACGATATCAAGAACAATATTATAAGCGAGAATATTTACTATTTCGCACATTGTGAATTAGCGAGAGTTCAACCGATAAGTTTAAGCGAGGTGCCAAAAGAATATCTCACACATTCATTCTTAAGAGTAGCATACTCGTTGAAGACATTTTGGGTTAAACAGTTCAATAGAATTATTACCGACAATAAGAGATTAATACAAGAAGGCATCAAAGAAAAGAACCCCGAAAAGATAAAAGAAGGTGCTTTGAGTATGGCAAGACTTATAATCTTGTTTACTATTTTAGGAACGGGGACCGATGTATTAAAAGACTTGTTCTCGTTTAGAGACATAGATTTTGATTTAACAACATTGGATAACCTTTTGAAATTGATAGGTATATCAAGATACACGGTTTACAAAATGAGAGAAGACGGGTTCGGTAACACTATGGGCGATATAATAATGAATATTCCTGTATTACAGATATTTGACGGGTTCACGAAAGAGTTGCCGAAAGTAGCAAACGGAAAAATGAAAGTTAAAGATTTGAAATTATTTAATTACTTACCGTATATAGGACACCCATATTATTGGTGGTTAGGCGGTGGTAGAACAAAACAGAAGAAAAAGAAAAAAAGGAGCGTATTATGATAACAGGACAGACAGTCAAGAACACTTACAACGGTAACGGTAGCACGAGAGATTTTACTATCACATTTGAGTTTACCGATGCTTCACAGGTAAAGTTTAAAGTAAACGGAGAAGAAGTAACGACCAACTATTCGCTTAACCCCGTATCAAAGATATTGACATATCCTACGGTAGCAAGTGAGTTAGACCCGTTGACAAGTGCAGACGAAATAGAAATATACAGAGATACGACTATCACTCAAGATATAGAGTTTAATAATGGCGGACCGTTAAATGCGGATATGATAGAGAAAGGGCTTGATAAGTTGACAATGATAGCACAAGAGTTAGGGGCAAGAGAAGATGTTGCCGAAGGCGGTGTAACGGTTTTGCCCGACGGAACAGATGTTGATACATTGACGGAAGAAGGTCTTTATTTCATTAAAGATGTTGACTCTACAAAAGGGTTACCGTTTTCAAATATGAGCAGTTCTTCAACGCCTTTTGCTATCGTAAGAGTAACCAATGTGCCGATAGAAAAAGGAACATACTTTGTTTATCAAGAAATGGTTTTGTGGGAAATGTATGTGGGTGTGAGTGCTATTAGTGAACCTTGTGTTTATGTTAGAAACTTAACCGACTATACATATATGCAGAATTACCAACAATGGAAAGCGTTAGGCAACAAAATGATTACAACAAAGGTAACGGGAACATCTATATCCATATCGGCAGAAAATTATAGAGATTACCAAATAATAGCAAACCCGACAAGCAACTATAATATAACGCCTTCAACCGCTATAACTTCGTTGACCATAACTAACTATTGGACTGTATTCTCGGGCAAAATGAGAGTAATATTTAAGGCGGGTAGCGGGTTCTCGTTGACAATACAGGGTGGCGGAGATTATTGGATAGGAACAAAACCTACGACTTGGACCGAAGGAAAAATATATGCAATAACTGCGGAAGCAGGGTTTTTAAAGTGTGAAGAAGTAACAATGTAAACTGACTATAAGATAACAAACTGTATAATATAGTTGTAGTAATATCAATAGTATAGGGGGTAATTATGAGAGTAGAAGTAGGAAGCGGAAGTTGGAAGAATTTAGAAACTTTAATGGGTTCGTCTATGACGGAAGGAACAAGTTATGATATTCAGTTGGTAAAAGGGCAACAATTAATGATAGTTGAAGGAGCAAGTGAACCGCAAGACGACGAAGACGGTAACATCTTAGAGTATAATCAGGGTTGCACAATTAAGAAAGAAAGCGACAATGCGTATGTTAAATCTTTCAATGCGGGTTGTGTTATCAACATCGCAGAGGGGGAATAACTATGATTATACTTTGGAACAAAATTAAAGGAACGGGCGGTTCAGGCGGGGGTGGGGGAACAACTGATTATGCAGATTTAAGCAACAAACCTTCAATCAATAGTGTAACATTAAGTGGAAATAAAACAAGTGCAGATTTGAATTTGGTATCTGCTCCGACAGTATTAACAGACCAAACATCTACAAGTATGGCTCTTGCAGGAAATACGATATATAAATGGACTAATGCACTTACAAGTTTAAGTTTTGCTTCTGCCGAAGTAAGTGATTTGGAAACGGTGCTTTACTTTACGACAGGCAGTCCGATACAATTTCAAGACAGTTCTTCTCTTAAATGGGGTGGAGATGGCTCTGCACCTTCTCTTGAAGCAAACACAGTATATTGTATCGCAATTCGTAACGGTTTGGCAGAGATAGATAACTTCGGTAGTGCTTCATAGGGGGTGGTTTATGTCAATGTTCTATGAATTGATGATGAGAAAAAAGACGGAAATAATGTATGCCACGATTAAGGGCAGTTTGACGGAAAATGACGGTGTTTTTAGTGGGTTTTCAAGTAGTAATTATTTGATTACACAAGATTATATTGATATAGATAATACTTCAAATATTGAAATAGTGGTTAAAATAAATAAACCTTCTAACAAAGACCAAAATATGTTTATTGCGACAGATACAAATTTTGGTTTTGTTTTACGAACAACTTATTCTGGTTATATTTCTTGTTATGTAGGTAACGGTAATAGTTTTAATATTGCAAACGGTGTAACAGGAACTCATATATTAGACAATAACAAAGATTATTATGTTAAGATAAAAATTGCTAATGGCTCTTTTAATGTTATGATTAGTGAAGATAATCAAACTTACATCACAGATAATACTTTTGATATTAGTAGTTTAACGACAACAAAACAATATCTTGTAAACTTTGGTATTGGTAGAACAACATCAACTTATTTCACAGGCTCAATAGACCTAAACAATTCCTACATCAAGCTCGGCTCAACGAAATACAAACTACAAGCAGTAGTCGGCTACACAGTAGTAGGCAGTCCTACGATTAGTGATGGGGTGGTTAGTGGGTTTAGTTCTTCTAATTATTTAACTTTGGGTATTATACCGAATTTTACAAAATTAGAGAGATTTGTAAAATTTACAACAAATTCTGTTTCATCTGTTCAAAATACTATCGGTGTTGGTAATTATGGTGGTATTGGTCTTGATGCAAATGGAAATATAAGAACAACTATTTTTACAGGTTCTTATGTAACAATGACATTAGATACAGTATTATCGGCAAATACAACATATTATTATAAAGATATTTTAGAAAATGGAATAGTTACAGGTTTCTTGTATGATAGCAATAAAAACTTAATAGAAAGTAAAACTTCTGCATTAGGAACAGATACAGGAACAAGTTATTTTATTGGAAACGTTAATCAACACGGCAGACCTTTTGCAGGTAGCATAGACCTAAACGAAACATACATAAAAGTAGATAATAAACTTTGGTTTAACGGACAACCATCATAATAGGGGGAAATATGTTAGGAAAACTTATAGACGGAAGATTACAAATTGCAGGAAACAAAGTAGAGTTTGAAAAGACTAAAATAACTAGCCCAACAGAGAAACAATTAAAAGATTTGGGTTATAAAGAAATATCTTACAACGAGAAACCGAAATATGACACAGAAACAGAAAAGTTGGTAGAGAGTTATAAAGAAACTTCTAAAGGTATAGAAGTAAGTTATACCAAAGAAGATTTGTCTAACGAAGAAAAGAATTATGTTTTAGATAATAAGATATCGGCAGAGATAAATTCTGTAAGCAAGTTAGACCTTTTAAAAGCCATAGCAGGAGATAAGGAAGCAAACAGTAAGATAGACGGTGTGTTAAAGAATATCGCAACTGATGAGAGTAAGAAGGTAGAAATAAAAGGTGGAGAAGAAGAATAAAATGAAACGACAGATAGTCAAATTATTCTCTTTACCAAATTTGGTTATTATAGCAAGTGCTTTATATATTTGTTTTCAAATATACGAGTTACCTGCTAAAGTAAAAGCATTACAAGATAGAGTTGCGATAAACGAAAAAGAAATAATAGTTTTGAAAGAAAAATTGAATTTAAATTTAACTATGTTGTCGGAAGTAAGGTCAGATGTTAAGCAGATAATGAAGGAAATCAAGTAGTATGTAATTTGATAGGGTTTACATATAGAGTAGTATTGTTCTTTAATTTTGGGCATAGCGAGTATTCTAATGAATATCCCTTCATTAAGTTTTATGTTACCGATACTCAAAATGCCAACAAGATTTCATAAGTTTAAACCGAGCAGAGCAACCTATCGGCTCTGCTAACGAGTAAGAAAATGGATTTTTTATATTTTATTATGGTCTTTATTTTAGTTGCCTTATGTTTAGCAATAGGCAAAATTTTAGATGAGTAGGGGGAGAAAATGGAAATTATAACTTGGTTAAAAGCAAATTGGGAAAGTGTATTAGCAATTATCGGTGGTGTAGTTTCAGTAGCAACAATTATCGTTAAACTTACACCGACACAAAAAGATGACAATGCTTTGGCAACATTGATTAAGATATTGTCAATATTCAGTTTAGTTAATCCTGATGGCTCTTTTATCGGCAAAAAAGATAATTGAATACTGACAATAGCCAAATATGGCTTTATTTATGTAAAAGCCAAAGAAAAGGGCTATATTCCAAAGATAGAGATAACAGACAAGTTGTATATGCCGATAAGCAAAGAAGTTGTTAAGGGTAAATTTATAAAACTAACTTGGAGATTTTAGAATTGAAATACTGCATAAATTGTATGTATGGAAGAATATTATACCGAGATAAAGACGGATATTGTTGCTATTGCACGAAACACAAAAAGGAAGTTGGTTTTTATAAAAGGTGTGAAAATCACAAATGAGTTACCGAGTAATACTCGGCAGTAGTAAAGTAAAACTTGACACCTTTTCGGTAATATCAACGAAATGGTTATTTCAAGAAATGGCAGAAAATTGAAATAAGAAAAACTCTTATTTCAAAAAATAGGGGAAAATTGAAATGTGAGATAAGTCCTTATAGGTGGCACTCCGTTAAGGTTTACCGAGTTTAAACACTTAAATAGTCTATAAGGCACTCCAAAGGATATAAATGATTAAGTGTATAGATTGTCAATACTACATAGCAGATAATAAAGGATATCCGTTCTGTTGCCTTTACTTAATGGCATTAGATAATATTGCGATTTACGACCTATGCAAATTCATTGAAAAGGAAGATAAATGATAATAGCAAAGACTAATATGACAGAAATACCAAAGAGTTGTAAAGAGTGCCAATTAGTATTAATTAATGACGGTGTTTGGGCTTGTCCTGTTCTTCGTACTTGGTTAGAAGATTGGCAGATAAAGGAAGGAATAGTTAAACAAGATAATTGTCCTTTGGAGCAACAATGAAAATTGCAGAACATTTTACGATTAAAGAATTAGTTGATACTTCTTATGCAGATTTACAAGCAGAAAACATCTATTATGCTTTAGACAGATTTAACGACCTTACAAGATTAGCACAATTCTGCGAACGAGTTAGAAGTGTGTTAGGTGTTCCAATGAATATAACTTCAGGTGTTAGGTGTCCTAAATTAAACAAAAAGTTGGGTGGTGTAGATACTTCCGACCATATCAAGTTAATGGCGGTAGACTTCGTTCCTTCAAAGATAAAATTAAAGACCGCCTTTGATAAGATAAGACGGTCTAATTTAGATTTTAAACAACTGATACTTGAGAAGAACACTTGGATACACATTAGCATCGGCGATAAAAAGGAGTGTCTAACTTATGACGGTAAGAAATACAAAAGAGTATAGAACTTGTCTATTCTTCTCATACCAAAGATATTGTCGCAGAAGATATATCAAAGATTTAATTACCTTATGGTATTCCGATTTATCGTTATACAAGTGTCCCAAACTTAAATGCAAACACTTTAAAAAGAACAATCTTTGGAACAGACTAATATTAAAGATGCTCTGCACTTTCACTTTCTTGAGTAGGTTTATCAGGTTCTTGTAGTTCTTCGTATCTCATACAGGTATCGCCGATAAAAAATAACCCCGTTTTATTTGCTCTTTCGTAACATTGTAGTCTAAATTTGCAAGTTGAACAGGTCTTTCTTTTCTGCGGTTCAACATATTCTTCTGCAAAGAAATTTAAAGTATCAAGATACATTTGCCAATTTTCGTTCTCTGTTTTACAATAACATATTATTTTATCTCCGACTTCCTTAACCATAAAGACTTCAAATATTGTTCCCTTTAGTATTATTTCCGTTTCTTTGTATGTGGGGAAACTTAAATCTACTCTTAATTTATATTTCATTTTTTCTCTCCTCATACCACCTGCATAATCTTGCAGGGTTGTGTGATACATAACTATAATTTCCATTTAACGAACAAGCAGGTCTTACTTCGTGTTGGTCTCTATATTCTGCAACATAACACACACACTTTACACATTTCCTATCACTTGCCATATTTTCTGCTTTGACTTGTTCTACCAACTCTTTTGTTGTAAGTTCTTTAATCGTATAGTATCCCAAGTCTACCTTTACGACATTGTATCCTCTGTTTCTTAATTCCTTTAAGTCTTCTAATATACTCTGCCTACGGACTTCAAACACATTGGCTAAATATTCTGCCGACACTATTCTTCCTGATAGAATCGGAACTTCCTGAACCAACCTATCTTGTCTTTTGTATTTCATTTCCCTCCTCCAATTCTTTTAGTTCTTGTTCTAATCTGTTCTTTTGAAACGACACAATAAACTTAATTGTTTCATTTAAGTATGGTGTTTCTTTTAAGTATCTTTCTTTTTCTTTAATTTCCTTTTTCAACCTTTCAATCTTCTGTTCCTTTGTTTCCATTGTTCTGCTCCTTAATCTTTCTTGATTTCTTTAAAACTTTTAATATCATCTATGCCTAAAAATATTACATCGGAATGTTTATAACATCTGTCGTTTTCATTCATTAGTTGTAAAGTCCTACTATCTATACATTTATATTTTCTATTCTTTATACCTTTCCCATTCTTAATACACAAATAAATTTTATCTTTATGAAAAAATCTATTTATGACTGCAATTCTATTTTGCAATTCTGTTTTTGAAAGAATATTTTGCATTATTAGCGTATCTAAATATATATCTCTTTCTTTACATTTTGGTATTTTCTTTTTTATCACTTCTTTTAATTTTTCAATTTCCATTTTACTCTCCATACAAAAGATTTTTTAAAACTTCTAAACCTTTTTCTTTACTAATTTCAAAAGGGACTTGCATTTGTAATGGCTCTAATTTTTCACATAAAGTTATTATTATTTTATCTTCTCCCCACTTACCAACACGAGCCATTTTTTTCCAACAAACCGAATTACCACCCCAATATATTTCTATGGCTAAAATTTCTGTTATGCTATTTTTTAATGGTATTTTTATCGCCCTAACTTCAGGTCTATCAAATAATATTTTCTCTGCTTCTTCTTTTAATTCTTTCAAAATCGTTTCCATTATTCTTCTCCTATTAAGTTCTTTATTATCTGCCACATCTGTTGTGGTGTTCTTTGTGCAATAATAATTCCTTCACTATCTTCTATAAAACCATTTTCATAAAAATTCATCGCACAACAAACAATGTATCTTCTGTTATTATTTATATTTTTAGAAGTATTTAACCGAAAATCTTTAATACACAATTCCTTTAATTCTTCCCAATTAGTTGGCACTTGCTCTACTTTAAATTTCGGTGTAAATCTGAAATTAAAACAACACTCTGCTTGACCGTAAGTATTCTTGTTTTTACAATTCTCTTTCATAATACAACCATCACCATATTCACCACAGTCTTCACAAACTTTACTTACTTCTTTATCTTTAATTACTATTATCTCTTTCATTTCTGCTCCTGTGCTTCTTTTATTTTGTTTATTTCATCAACTAGTTCATTGACTTTGTTATGTATTACCGTTATCCAAATCAGTAAACTTGTTATCCCCATAGAAATAAAAAAAACTAATATTAAATATTCCATTATTCCACCCCCAAAAATTCAACGATAAACTTTGCATATTCTTCTGATGTTATAGTTCTATATCCTTTTTTCATACACAATTCTAATGCCTGTGCCACCTTCTTAATCAACTGCTCTTTGGTATCTCCCATTGTTATCTGTCCCTGCCAAAATTTACAATAATCACAATCTTTCAAATATCTGCCATTGTTCAAATAACAATAATCTTCCGTTCCATCAACATCATAAGGACAGTTATTTTCCACCCTTACTATTGCATATCTTTTTTCAGCCATCTTTTCCTCCTTATAGGCGGTGGCTATTTCTTCCACCGCCATATCTTCAAATGCTTTTGCTAATATCTTTGCTCTCTCTTTGTCTATCATTTTAAATTCCTTATTTGATTTTCTGTCTGTTGTATCTCCTTGTCTATAAACTCAATAGCAACCTTTCTTGCTTTATCTCTAAACACGATTGAAACTCTATAACCGTTTATACTCATTTCTTCTTGTTCTAAAATTCTGTTCTTTATTTTTAACAATTCGTTTCTGTTGTCTATTAATTCTACCGCTTTCTCTATATTTTCTATTTTCATTAGTTCTCCTTCTCTTCTTCTTTTTTTGCTACGATAATATCCATAGCGGAAATACCGTCTTCTTTCTTATGATGCCAATTATGTATATTGATAAACATCTCAATATATTCTTCTCTCGTCCCGCAAGAATATATCTTGCTTGGATACTTCTCTACCTTCGCAATAAATTCGTCCAAATCAAAATCTTTTATTCTACTTAAAAACTTTACTGCTCTTGCTATCTTACTGCTTACGCTATGATGCTTCTTTACCAAGTAACATAACTTCAACATCTTTTTAATTATCGTAACGCTATCCTCAACACTTCCGTAGAAAACGAAGCGACCTTCTTTGAATGAAGAGTTCTGTGCTTTACCTGTCGGCTTACCCAAACTCTCTAATATTGCATTGATGCCGATACCGACACTATCTTTAACTTGTAAGATTTTCTCGTAGTTTTTGTTCCCGTTCTGTGAGAAGTATCGGGCGTAATCTTTAAGCCCCCACTTTTCTTGATAAGCATTGAACACGGGGATAGTTTCAATTCTATCTTCGGATATAATGTAGTGAACGGGTATTCCCATTTTCTTACACGCTTCAAGACGGTGTTGCCCGTCAATAACATTGAGACTTCTGTCTACGATTATCGGGTGGCTCTTACACATACCGCCTGTAATTTTAAACGACTTCATTAAGTTTGCTACATTGCTTCTTTTGAGACTTCTGTTGGATGCTACGATTTTAAATTTACCATAGTCCGTTGTGCTACCTACTACAAAGTTTGAAAACATTTCTTTCCTATTCATTTCCTTTCTCCTTTCCCCTTTTTTTTATTGTTGTATATTTAAATTACAACAGTCTTCTTTTGGGTTTAAATTATATTTCCAATAGTTGTATGCGTTGTCTTCGTCCTCGCATACGCTTATTGTTTTACTTGTTCTCTTAAGTTCTTCAACAAGTTCCTTCTTCCTTTCCAATGGCAAATGATAATAGCCCCCGCTTCTTACTGTATATTCAAAGACATTAATATCAAACCATTGTTTTATCCACGCATTTATTCTTAAGAATTCCACTATCATTTTGTCGCATCTTAATTCTGTTATTCTGTTTATATCTATATAATCTTTGATATATGGACTTAACCTAATAGCAACATCAAAACCGTTATCGTAAAGTTTTTCTATTGCTTTAATTCTTCTGCTCGGCACTACCGCCTTCTCATAAGTCAAACTTTTGTCGTCGTCCGTTGTTGTAACTGTAATTTGAATGTGTGCCAAACTTTTATCAAGTATGGAAATGTATTTGTCTTCGGCAACCAAATCGCTTTTGGTTACTATCAAGTAATTTACTTTTTGTTTATTCAAGAGTTGTATTGTTTTGTAAGTTATTTTATACTCTGCCTCTATCGGTTGGAAGTAATCGGTCATACCACCTAACCTAACAACACTACCTGCGGGTATTTTCTTTATTACTTTTTCAATCTTGTTTATGTTCGCAACTCTCGGTTGGGTCGGGTTCCATAACTTACGGAACGACAACAAACTTTTTGCATAACAGTATTTACAATCGTGACTGCATCCGCATCCATAGGTATCTAATCTCGTAGGATACTTACACTTACTACCTTCGTTACCGTCAACCTTCTTATAAAAACTTTTAAACTCTTCCATTTTGTCTCCTTAATTTTTGTAAGTATTTTGATTATCTTTAATGTCAAAAATAACTTCGCCCTTAAACATCGTATCAATCTTAATCAAGTCGTATTCTTTTTCTTTGTCGTCGCAAATAACTATCTTTGCGTTTGGACTTACGCCTAATATTTGTAACTGTGATACCAATTCCATTACTGTCATACCGCCCCCTTAAATTGCATACTGCAAATCTTTAATTGCTTCTATTCTCTTTTGAAATTTGTCCGAGATATAAACCAAGTTCTTGTTTTCTAAAATATAATAAAACCACATACCGCCCTTATCTTGTTTTAGTTCTATTCCGTATCCGTTGATTGTCGCCCTGTTTGTTTCTAACGCTCTTATTATTTCGTTTAGTTCTTGTTGGTCCTCTTTTGATATTTCTCTTTTTGACTTCTGCCATATCCTTTGATACTCTTTTTTGTGTTGCTTATTATGCTCAAAGTTTATCCAAGTCTTATAACACTCTCTCGCTCGTTCTCTGTATTGGTCTATGTGTTTTTCCCTGCAAGTTTTATTAATCTCTTTGACCCGTTCAGTATTATTCCTTCGCCAAACTTTTTTTTGTTTTCTTATTTTCCTACTATTCTTGCGATAATAATCTCTCCAATATTCTCTATTCAAAGGTGTGTCCTTCTGTTAGTTTTTTAACTGCCCCTTCCAACTTCTTGTTGCCCTTATACTCTATCGGCATCCAATGCGGTGTTTGCCCTAATGCTAACTGCCCCTTCGTTTTAATTACCAACTCGGTATACATCTTTTTCATATTTGACCTTTCAACAGTTTCTAATTCGTCACGGTCCAAACAGTATTCCATATCTTCCAAATGTCTCGGGCTACCTACCAAGTGTTGCAACATAGGGGGTAAAGAATTAAACGCCTGTATTGTTTCCTGTGGTATATCGGGATGCGTTCTGTGCATCGCCTTCCTGATTAATTCCCAAGCGGTAGAGAAGTCTAAAAACTCTACTGTCTTCTCTATGATTTTTTCTTTTATCCTACCGATAAGACCGTTGACAAATAACGGGTCTTTACTTTGGATAAGTTCAAACAATGCTTTGGATACTTCGGCGTAAGTATTATTCTTGAAGCATTGCATCCAAACTTCAACGAGAGTATCACTATCCGCATTATTAAACTGAACGCCTACATCTCTACAAACTGATAAAATTTTTAAAGTTTCTTTTTCTGTCATATCTGCTCCGCCTCTATAATTTTTTCTTGCTCTTCCAACTTCCGTAACCTGTCTTTGAACGGGTTTCCGCTACTCTTGTTGTTCGGTTGCCCGTAGTTATTTAAATTCCAATTCCTGTATGATGCCTTCCAATCTCGCATCGGGTTCCTACCAACCTTCCAACCGTTACTCTCATAGTGGTTGAACCACTTATCCACAATATCAGTTTTCAAGCCCTTCTCTTTTGCATAAGCGATAACCTCTTCTTTGGTCGGTTTTTGAAATCTCTTCCCTTTGCCCCTAACAACCTCATTTTCTTTTACTTCTTCATTGTCTTTATCTATTTCTTTTTCTATTTCATTTTCATTTTCAAAAGGTATTACTGCGGTATTTACTGCGGTATTTACCGTAGTATCTACTGCGGTATCTACTTTGGTATTTTGTTTTGCCCACCTCTTGTTCACTTTATCCTGTTGACTTTTAATAAACTGTTCTCTCTTGATAGATGCTTGTTCAATTTGTTCGTTGAAGTATTTACCTTCCGCATCCGTTTTAAAGAATTCCATAACACCTGTGGATAAGTTTCCGCAAACCTGTTCCATTTGTTCTTTGCTTAAATGCCCGTGTTGGTGTTGAAGGCAGAATAATATTATTAATTTCCCTTTATCCTCAAACGATAGGAACATTGTTTGGGAAATAAAGTCGCTTGTATAAAAATTTATACTCGGGTTTTTTGCCATTGTAATAACGCTCCTAACTGTTCCAATAGATTTTCCATTTCTTCTATACTGAAGTTTGCAATACTATGGTCGTGTTTAATATCCTCAATACCCTCTTGGGTTGCAATTCCGTTCATAAGAGCAGACTGTTTGACCGCATCCACATACCTAACCGAAGCGGTTGAATGGACCTTATGAATGTGGCACGGGTAACAGAGGGTAATTAAATTGCGTAGGTCCCAACGATACTTGGTTGAACTACCCTTCGTGACTATATAGTGATGCACTTGTAAGTTTTCTGTGCTACCGCAAAGAAGACATTTCCCGTCTCTTTTTCTTACGATTTGACTTACTAATTTATCTAACTTTTCAGTCAGTATTTGTCTTTTAGTTTTCTTTTTTCTTTTAATCATATATGCTCCCACTCATTGGCGGGGGGACAAACACACCGAGATTGGTGCAAAAGACAATAACATTGTCTATAAATTCCTTCATTTGTTCCATTGTTGCCCCGCTCTTACTTTTTGTTATTCGTTCCATTTCGTTTCCGACCCTAACCTCTTCATAAAAAAATCTTTTATTTAACATCTCATTGACATCGGACTTACTAACTTTGATTGAACATTGACCTGTTTCGTTTATAAAGTCGGTAAGTGTCGGTAATATAACTCCCCAATAGTAACCAAGTTGACTTTTAGATTTCGTTCTCATAGAGGATGCTTGGACCTTCACTCTATGTGCCTTATTTAATACCGCATATATTTCCTGAAAACATTGGTTCAGTTCTTGAGGGTTGGTTATTATCCATTCCTTTGCCATTAAAACGGTATCTCCTCTTTAGTATCTTTTGTCTTATGTTCCTGTTGGAAGTTGTCTATCTTTTGATTGAAGGTTTGGTTTGTTGCCTCTTCTTTTTTCGGTGGTTTCGGTAACGGTTCTACAACTGCGATTGATATATACCTCGTTCCCTTCTTTGATGTTCTTATCCAAGCAGATACCCAACACGGTTTCCCGAATATTACTGCTTTACCTGTGTAATCGGGGTGTTTTGTTTCGGTTTTCCTCTCGTTTAAAAACAATGCACCTGTGTTATTTTTAATTTCGTATTTTTTCTGTTCCATTTTATATTCCTCACTTTGTAGTTATTCTTACGGATGCTTTTACATTACTTACTTTTTTATATTTGGATGCGACTACGGGCATTTCCTTCTTTAATTTGGCGGTGTCTATACTCTCTCTTGTGGTGGATGCGATATAACTAATCGTGATATTTTTCCCGATTTTAATTTGGGATATATTACGGGCTTCCATTTCCGCAAGTATTTTGTCTTTATATTCTTTGATTGTCATTTCCGCTTTTTCCATTGCCAAGATGTTGTTTTCAAGTTCTGCGATTGCCTGTTCGTTTAAGCATTGTAAAGTTGCTTGTGGTTTGCTCTCCCCTGCGAAGTATGCTCTTACAATGTTCTCACAGTCTGCATCGGGAAGCAACTCAACTTCAAGTATCTGTGGTTTTTCGGGGCTTTTTTCCGAAGGTAAATGAATGACATATCCTCTCTTGATATCAACATCATTTTGGCGAAGTGCCATTGCGTATAAAGAGAGTTGAATTTGAAC